CGGGTACGGCTACGGCGGCAATTCCCGCAAACACGACAGCCCCAGTCATTCACGCTCGATTGGCTCCCGCTTGGGGGTACAAGTTATGGACTCCGCTATCTGGTACAATTGACGTAAATGACACCGAGCTAGCGGCTGGGGTTGGATATTGGTCAGGCTACCCCGCCCCGACATACACATATCAATGGAAACGAGACACGGTTGATATATCCGGAGAGACCAATCAAACCTACAATCGTGTTGCGGCGGATGCGGAAACTGACATCACGTGTGTCGTAACGGCTACGAATGCTAGTGGAGCGGTCAGTGCCACAACAGCCATCGTAACTGCACCCGCAATTCAGAGCCCACCTAGTGGAACCCTGATTGACACCAATTTTAGAGGAGCATTCCCAGTCGATTATGCAACCGAGTGGGGGAATGTGACATCGAGTGCTGGGGCAACCCCAACGCTTCTGCCAACAGAAACTTTCTCTAGCTTCGAGGCACTTGAGGGGCTAACCATAAACTATGGCACCTTCCAGCTAGACAAGATCAATTCTGATCCGAATGGACTGATGCCGCTGTCTAGGTCGCTTGTTGCTGGCAAGACCTACCAGTTGGACATGCAATTCGTGTTCATTGGAGATTGGACGGGAACATTCTACTATGACTTTAGAAGGGTTGCCAACTCGGTAAGCTACCTCGATGCAGGACAATACACCCAAGCCGTAGATGCTGCCGCTGTATTAAACGTAGTTGAAACCTTTACGGTTGGATCTTCGGAGTCTAACCTAGCACCAGAACTTCAATTCGGTCACACAACAGCAACAGGTGGAACCTCTGGTGGTGACCCTTACTTAACCCAAATGTCTCTGTCAGAAGTAGTCGGAGCAACCGTAATATTATCTAACTCCGCATCCTCGGCCCTCTTAAGTTAATATGAAATCAAAGATTCTTTTAAACTTTCTATTTTGTATTGTTGTACTAGGGCTCGGAGCCTTACTTGGCACATTGGGTGCTTTTATTATTAACCTTTAAAACAAAACCCGTGATAGAAAGATCAATGATAGGAATTTTGGGATCTGGAACAAGTTTGATTTTGGCTGAAACAAATCAATTTTTGTCTGTATTGGCATCAGTTTGCACAATAGTTTTTATGGGATTCTCTATAGTTAAAATAGTTAAGGAGATCAACAAGAAGAAATGACATCAGAGTTAGTGGCAATGCTTGGAGGTGGCGTCACGGGATTTGTAATGAAACTTATCTCAGCGCAAATGAATATCCAAGCGAATGCTATTGATGCGATGATTAGAAAGCAAGGAGCATCAGATGATTCCGCAGATAGAGCAACTAAACGAACAGGAGAAGGAGGAGCGTGGATTAGACGTTTCATTGCAATCTGTATATTATTCTCAGTTGTATTCGCTCCCTTTATTATGGCTTTCTTTGACATACCAGTAACCATTGAGGCAAACAAATCAGGTATATTTAAATTTTTAGGAATAGGAGTAGATAAGTGGAAACATTTAGAAGGCTTTGTTTTATTGCCAGAAGTTAGGCAAGGGATGCTAGCTCTACTAGGTTTTTACTTCGGTAGTTCACAAGTTAAATAGGAGATAAAGATATGTACGGAAAAAGAAAATCATGTGGTGGCTACGGTAAAGGTGGCAAAAAAAAGAAATAGCGTGGCAGTAAATAAGAAAAGCATGAAGTGTAACGTTCCGAAAAGGCAAGTGTCTGGAGGAAAGAAGTCTGTCGTAAAAGCCTGCCAAGGTGGTAAGGAAAAGATTGTACGCTTTGGTGATGCTAATATGAGCATAAAGAAAAGTAACCCAGCACGTAAGAAAAGTTACTGTGCTAGGTCAGGTGGCATTAAGGGTAAGGGTAATAAATTGTCTGCTAATTATTGGAGCAGAAAAGCTTGGGATTGTTAAATGGCAAGATATAGTTCATACGGAAATTTAGATGATCGGATAGTAGAAGATCTAGACCAAGGGTTTGTTGGGTTTAATAATAGGTTAAGACCAGATCAACTACGCCCTGGTAATTTAGCTGAATCTAATAATGGCCGTATGGACGTTAATGGTGAGTGGCAATCAAGAAAAGGAATTGAAATATTTTCATCTCCTTTTTCTGCGGGTGTGTTTACTTTACCGTTTTACCTATACGATTCTATTCCTGCTGTTAGTTCTTTTACTAGAGTTGGTGATCTTATTACGGTTGATTTTGGATCTGCTCATGGAATTAATACTGGTACAGGAGTAAACATTAGTGGACTAACGTACACTGGATTAATAAATCCTAACGGTAATTTTATTGCGACAGTAGTAGATACCGATACTATTACTTATACCGTAACTGGACTAGACAGTGCTCCTAGTGGAACGATGGTAGTTTCGGGAATGAAACTGGATGCTACTGCTGGAAACTTTATTGAAGCTTCTTGTGAGTTCTCAGATCCTAATAACAGTTCTGAGTCTTACGTAGCCTGTGTAGGAACTAATAGTACTGTGCTTGTTAAGACTGCTGACTCAGGGGATACTACAGTAACTCTTACTTATCCTACTGGAGAAACCGTTCCCGAAGGCAGTACAATAACTCAAGCGTTTAACAAGTTGTACATCTTCCGAAAGGGACAGATTGCTATGGAATGGAATGGAGATATTTCTTCTCCTACATTTTCTCTTGTTGCAAATGGTGATTATACTCAACCAGTAAGACTTGGAGATGGTGGCAACAACACAGTTATTTCAAATGGAGTAGTTACTGTTACATCAACGGCTCATGGATTGTCTGTGGGAACAAGCATTGTAGTTACCGAATCTTCTAATCTTACTGTTGGAAGCGCATACACAGTAGCGACTGTACCCGATGTTGATACATTTACTTTTTATGTACAACACGATGATGTGTCCTCGCATAACAATCACTTTAGCAAAATAACATCTCAAGGACTTGGATTCAGTCATATGCCAGCTCCTGAGTTCGGCACGTACCACCAACGTAGATTAGTAGTTCCGTATCAGTACGATATAACGGGGTCATCTGGGTCTTCTATAATTACCGATAGGAATATTGTAGATGAGGCTTTGTTTTCTGATATACTGGACTCAAATACTTACGACAGAATCTATGGACAGTTCAGATTTAACGCAGGTACTGCTGATCACATCGTAGGGTTTCATTCTTTTTCTGATGACAAACTGGTTGTCTTTAACCGCAATAGTATACATATTGTTGCTAATAGCCTAGACTTGGGAAGCTCCGTATCTCAGTTAATTACTAATGAGGTTGGATGTTTAGCCAGGGATAGCGTACAACAGGTAGGAAACAACATGATATTCCTATCTGATAACGGTGTGTACGGACTGGACTTCATGGATCTTTACAACCTTAGAGGGCAAGATATTCCATTATCTTCGTCTATCGAGGGAACAATTAAGAGAATAAACAAGGCTTACGCTCATAACGCTAAGTCAGTTTACTTCGATAATAGGTACTACCTTGCGGTTCCATTAGACAGCAGTACTACTAACAACGCCTTAATTATTTACAATTTTATTAACAAACAGTGGGAGTCTATAGATTCTATTGATTCTCCCGATTGGGAGTACAGTGAGCTAACTGTTGCTGGTGAAGGAGATAAAAGAGGAGTGTACGTAATTAACCGTAACGGTGGCGTTCATGAGTACGAATCTAGGGTTGATGACCAAGATAGGTACATTGTGCAAGTGGGTGGTAGTATTTCTGCTAACCAAATTCAATCTTCTGCTCTTACCAGGATGTTTAATCTTAATTCTATTGATCGCAAAAAGTGGAACAACTTTGACATTCATCTGCAATCAAGTGAAAATAATGTTTCAAATGCAGACCTACAGGCAATCACAGAAAATATTGATGGTATAATAGACCTCGGAAGTGTTAGTGATCTTAACGGATCGGACTTAGCTATTGATGAAGATGTCTCCCTTAGGGGCAGATTTGGGAATAAAAGAGCTTACGGATTACAATTTAAATTGACAACAACTAAGGGAAGACCTAGATTAAGAGCATTAAAAGTAGCAGGAGCTATGACATTTAAGAGTTTAAATAAAGCAGAATAATGGGAGTACTTACAACAGGAAATACCTTCAGCACAGGAGATCAGGTAACAGCGTCTAAACTTAACGCTGCTGTTAACTCTTCTACATTTCAACCTGATGCTGTAGACAACATAACCACTCAGCTTATTAGTGTTGGGGGTGTTAGCAATTCTAAAATTGTTGTTAAAGATTTAGGGATCACCCAGGATAAAATTGCTTCTGATGCAGTTGGAACCAACCAGTTAGCAAACGATGTAGTAATTAGCACAAGCGGCAGTATTACTACTACATCTGGTTTTACTGGATCTGTAACTGGTAATTTAACAGGTAATATTACTGGTAACGTAACAGGAGGAACTGGATCGTTTACTACGCTGGCAGCTTCTGGAGATGTCACGTTTGATACTACGACTCTTAAGGTTGACTCATCTAACAACCGAGTAGGCATTGGAACTGCATCTCCATCTGAGGAATTAGAAGTTAGTGCTACTGGCGTAGGTCTTTTAGTACGCAACAGTGATGCAAACCAAGAAGCAGGAATTGCTACAGTTAGAGGCCAAAGATCAGACACCAACACTTCTCCTGCATCGGCTGGAGGCATATCCTTAGAAAGCTGGAACACATCTGGAGCAACTGTTGTTAATGAACACTTAGGATCAGTTTACTTTGGCGCAAACCACACGTCAGGATCTGAGTCAAATATACTAGGAACGGCATCTATAGCTGGAATTGCTGAAGGAACATTTAGTGACTCTTCAACAATGCCTTCAGCTATTGCGTTTAGGACGGGTTCAGCAGGACAAGCCATTGGGGTTTACAATCAGTTTGTAGGAGAAGCGGAAAGAATGCGAATTGGTTCCGATGGTAACGTAGGCATTGGGACTACGGATCCAGTTGAAAGGCTTCAAGTTGTAGGTAATGTTCGTATAGGAGACGGAGCTGGAGTTTTAGATGACCTTGTTTTAAAAGGCTCAGATGGAATTGGGCCATCTTCTGTAGGAGGATCTACAAGCGCAGCTATTATTACGACTAACGGAACCCCAACTGGATCTGGTCATGTTGGTATTGAAGTTCCATCTAACGATAATGACGATGGGTTTTATGTTGCCACTGATCCCAATCAAACAGGCACTGCTGATCTTTTAGCACTAAAGATTAATGCTCTTGGCAACGTAGGTATTGGAGAAACTGCTCCATCCGCTCCATTAACCGTAACGTCTACAACAGGTGGTGTAATACTGCCTCGCATGACTACCTCCAACAGAACCTCAATATCTTCTCCAGCTAACGGGGAGATGGTTTACGATACTGACCTTAACAAGTTCTACGGTTACGCTAACGGATCTTGGGTAGCTTTCCACTAATATTTATTTTATAAACACTAGAAGAAATGGAAAACGACTACGAAGAAGACGAAGAAGAAGACGACGAAGAGTACGAAGATCTTTACGAAGAATCTAGAGATAATCCATTTTCAAACAATCCTTTTGGAATATTTAGCGGGAGCTCCTTGGGTCGGCTAGGCGATCTTCAAAGTATTTTAGATCAAATTGGTATTAGGGCTTCTGAGCTAGGAGGAGGAAGCTACGAAGATGTAGATGGAGATGGGATACCTGACGAAGATTTTATTTATAGACCAGTTTACGATACCCCAGAAGGCTTAGTAACCATGACAGGGCCAATGCACGGTAGACCAAGTACTCCAGTTCCTTCTGGAACTACTTCTAGCACTCCAAGAGATTCATCAAATACAGGAACAACTAATCAATCAGTCTCAGGAGTAGGTGGGCCTGGAGCAGGTGGTGCAACAATAGGTGGGACTCCCTTTGATCCAGCAAACCAACAATTTGGAAACATTCCTAGACAGTTACTCATTGCTTTAGGATTAGGATCATCCGACTCAAGCAACTTAAATCAAATGACAGATCAAGAAATAGAAGATTTTTTTAACGAAATACAAGGAAATCAAGGATTACAAGGAATTCAAGGAGAGACTGGACTCACTGGAGAAACTGGACTACAAGGAATTCAAGGGGAGACTGGACTTACGGGATCAACTGGGTTGCAGGGCATTCAAGGGGAAACGGGGCTTACGGGACTTACAGGAGCCACAGGATCTACTGGACTGCAAGGGGAAACGGGACTTACAGGGGCTACGGGTGCGACTGGACTTACGGGTGATACAGGTGCAACTGGTTCACAAGGACTTACTGGAGATGTTGGTGCTACTGGTGCAACTGGATTACAAGGAGAAGCAGGATTACAAGGAACTCAGGGCGAAGTAGGTGAACGTGGAGAACGTGGAGAAAAAGGTGAAGGCGGGGAGACTGGATCGTTTGATACTTCAAACCTAGAAGCTATTTTACCTTATCTTACTGCTAGTAACTTTGAAGCTCTTGAAGCGGGAGAAGTACCAGGGATATATCCTACAGCTATAGGATCTATGGGACAGGTGAAGCAATTTGCTGATGCCGTTGGGGATATTGATAGACCCATTTCTGAGCGACAAGCAGGTCTTAAGACAGATATTTATAAAGATATAATAGGAGACGTACGCGAAGCTCAAAGTCCATTGATGAAGTCTTTGACTCGTAGGTCTGAGATGCAGGGAGCCGAAGCTGAAAGGCTAATGGGGCCGTTGTCTTTCCTTGAAGATCGAGATGCTACTCAAGCTGGTTACGGTCAGGCTGTATCTGGAGGTAGAGGTCTAGGAAATATTAGTGGAATGCTTGCTGGAAGGCAAAGAGCTGAACAAAAGAACGTGAATCTTCAACTTGCAGGTAATCTTCTTGGTCAGCAACGAGCTACCGCTGGGCTGATGGCAGATATTGAATCTGGTATTTATGGTAAAATGGCTCCTGATATTGGAGTAGATGCTGGATCAATTCTTGGAATTGCTGGAACAGACATCGGTAACATCCTTGGAGAAAAATCATCTAGAGAATACTCTGATGCTATTAGAGAAGGTGCTCGTAGAGAACAGCAGGCGAAGTTTCTTGAAACAGGCATTAGCCTACTTCCTCAGTTTGGAGGTGGAGGAGGTACTCCTAGAATAGGAGGTTTTAGAATTCCTGGCACTAATATTACTATTGGTGGACGTGCATCAGATCCTAGTTTAAGTGGAACCGTTTCAATTGGCGATTTAGAAGTTAAGGACTACATTTAATAATCATTTAAAAATAAATAACAATGGCACTTAAATCATCAACGCCCTTAAATCTTGCTGCACTTCGCCAAGATTACTCTATGCTTCCTAAGATAGCTGCTGTTAAAGCACAGTCTAGTAAGCAGTTGTTTAATAGTATTACATCTGGTCTTGAGAAGCGAAAGGAAAGAATACAGAAAAAAGAACTTGGAGAAGCCGCTACAAAAATGCTTGAGCCTTTATTGGATAGGCCAATGGCAAAAAAGATGTACGGTGATCTTAATGCTGAAGAAATACGCAAACTTATTGGTGATGATCGTAAGGTAATACAACTTGCTGATTCAATTTATAAAGCTGAACAAGCAGAATCAGAAACTGAAAGAAGGATTAAACTGGAAAGTCTTGATATTCTTAAGGATGAAGAGTACCTTAAGGGGCTAAAAGAACAAAGAGATGCTAGGGAAAAACAATTTAAGTCTACTCAGCTTCTTAATCAAGGTGCACAGGCTGTTTTAAGGGGAGAAGGAATTGAAGATATTCTTTCTTCTGGAGAACTTACTGCTAGTGATTTAGACCAATTACTTAAGACTCAAAAGGAATTAACTCCTGCTCAAGTTAAAGCTGTAAAAGAGGGTGGTTTTGAAGTTTTGTACGTTGGTAACAAAGTTCATGGGTATAGATCATTACCAAAGGAAGGGGAAGAGCTTACTGCTTTCCAAAAAGATCAACAATACAGGCTTCAAAAATACAACGAAATAGCTGATCTTCTTGAAAAAGGAGATGAAGCTATGGCTATTAGACTTTTTAACTCTATACCAGATCTTAAACTTCCTAGCGATGAAGCTCCAACAGCAGAAAATATAGCTCTTTATGTACAGGCTGGTATTGCAGCAGAAAAGAAAGAATCTGAATCCGATGAGGATAAAGATGACAAAAATTCTGACGATCCTTACGCTGGATTTAAAATAAACTAAACTATGGCAACTAGCACTGTTGTACTGCCTGATGGACGCGAAGTTGAGATAGAGCATCCAGAGGGAGCTTCTCGTAAGCAAATTTTTGGTTTTGCCAAAAAAATGCTAGATGATGGGAAAATTTCTACTGATAGAGATCCCACTCTAGGTCAAATAGGTAAGGGTCTTGCAGCAGAAGTAGCTATTGCGGAAGGTGCTAAGTACGCTGGTGCAGCCGTTGGAGGCACAGTAGGCTCTGCTGTTCCCGTTGTAGGTACGGCTATAGGAGCTGGTACAGGTTATGTAATTGGAGCTATTAGTGGTGGTATCACAGGAAGTTTAGCTGCTCAAGAAATTGAGAACCCTGATGGAGATGTTAGTTGGGGGAGGGTTGTTAGTGATACTCTTCTTAACTTTATTCCAGGTGTTAAAATTGCTAAGGGTGGTAAGTTCGCTACTAGGGTTGGTAAAGCTGCTTTAGCTAATGCTGCTATAGGTGCTGGAGCTGCTCCTGCTGCACAACTTATTGAAGGATCTATTGAAGGTAGACTTCCTACTCAAGAAGAACTTGCTAAAAGTGGTATAGCTGGACTTTTACTTGGTGGAGCATTAGGTGCTAGTGGAGAGTCTTTATCTAAAGCTTATGGTAAGTTCGCTGGGAAAAACGTAGATGTTCTTACTGATGCTTATAACAAGGGAGATAAAGATGCTAAGAATGTTGTAGATCCCTTGCTTAATGCAGCAGACCCAGAAAAAGCAGTTTCTCAAGTTGCCACTAATACTTTAGCAAAAGGAGATATTGTAGAAAACTTTCCTAAGTCTGCTAAGGGTTTAGTTGGACTAGCAAAGCGTACTGTTTCTAGGATTGCTCCTAGTGCTGGTATCGGAAGAGAGCTTGATTTAGACTTAGAAAGAATCAGGAAAGAAGCTGATGGGCTAGAAGCAACAGCAGACAAGATTAGATCTACTATAGAAAGTAAGTTGAAAAGAGATCCATCTGCTAAAGATAAGATTGACCAATTCCTTACTGGTCAAGCTGACCTTGACTCATCGCTGAATGATATTTCTGCTGACCTTAGAAAGTTTAAGGATGAGATGGCTCCTGTCCAAGAGGAACTTGCTCAGTTAATAGACGCAGACTTTTACAGGGCCTTAGATTCAAAAGAAAGAGAAAGGCTATCAAGCACAATACGCCAAAGCATAGAAGAAAATAAATACCTTAAAAGAGAGTACAGAATTTTTACTGATAAAAACTTTGTGCGTAGCCCTGCTCAAAGGCGAAAAGCTCAAGAAGAAATAGCTGATTCAATTATAAAAAAGAACAGAGAAGAAATATCTGAAGCTATAAAAAACAAGAAAGAGGTTCCTTCAAGGATAGGCAAGGAATCCGCTATGGTTCAGGCTGGAGAGCATCTTAAAAGCCTAGAAAACGTAAGTGCAAGGTCTCAAAAAAACAAAGAAGTAGGGTACGTTCCTCAATCTTTTCAAGGATCACTTAAAAAACTGCGTGAGCCAGGAGAGCAAGAAAAACTATATCTTGGTGAAATAAAAGATCCAAGCGAGAAGGTTTTTGGTACATTAAGTGGCACTGCTAGGTTAAGACAGGCTGGCAAGGAAGATAAGGCTATACTTGATTATGTTCAGAGGTCTGGAGTTGGCGTTCAAGTACGTCCAGGTGAAATGATACCTGAGGATTTAGTTAAGCTAAATCTTAAGACCAGCACTGACTCAGATATTTATGTTCCAATTGAGTTCGAGATAGCGTTAGAGAAGGTACGTCCTAGGGTAGCCAAGCAACAGGGTGATTTTAACAAAACATGGGATAGTATTAGCGGATTTGTTAAGGCTAAGAATGTCCTAGGTAATGCTCCAGCTTACGCAACTCAGCTTGTTTCTGGTATTGGACTAACACTCTCTAATGGCATTATGCCCAGGGGAAGGTACTTTAAAAACTTAGGCAGGGGTACTCAGGTAGTCGCTGGAGATTTTAAAGCTTTGTCCAAGATACCAGGGGTTCAAAGAATTCTCGGAGACAGGAAGGCGTTCTTAAATGACTACCAAGATGCGGTATCTTTAGGCATCATAAATCAGAACGTAGAAGCATCGGATATACGTAATGCCTTTGAAGGTTCGTTTAAGCCACTGAAAAAGATTATTGATCCATTAGGCAAGGTTTACTCTGCACCTGATAGCACGTACAGGTACGCACTGTGGAAGAGCAATCAAGACTCTATCTCTAAGATGTTTCCTGGTATAGATGAACAGAGTGCTAAAAGATTAGCTGCTAACTTCACAAATGATACCTTTCCTAATTACGAAAGAGTTAGTGGTGCTGCTAAGTTCCTTAGCCGTAAAGCAGCCATAAACCCGTACATTTCTTTTACGTTAGAAACTTTCAGAAATGTTTACAACCAAGTTAAGTACGCCGATCAAATGCTTAAAGGCGAGTTCGGAAGAAACCTTGGTATAGATCCATCAAAGCTCACTAAAGCAGATCAGGCTGCAATGAGACTAGAGGGACTAAAAAGACTTGGTGCTGTTATTGGAGTAGTTGGTGGAAGTACAGCAGCAGCTACTGGAGCAGTGAACGTCTTCAAGGGAAAGGATGAGACTGCCTTAGAAACAGATGAAGAAAAGCAAGCGTACCAAGAGACGATAGCTAATCCTTGGGACAGAGGTAAAACTCTTGTTGCTACGATGAATGAGGATGGATCTAAGTCTAGGTACGCAGACCCATCTTACCTGGTTCCTCAGGCTATTATTCGTGATGCGATAAAGGCTGGATTGTCTGGAGACCCAGATGCAATTACTAAGTACGTAGTTGACCAGTTCGGTACTGATGGTGGCCTTGTTGTAAGACCTTTGCTTAATGCAATCGCTAACAAAGATGACTTCGGAAATGTACTAGAAAGCCAAGAAGATTTTGGAGCAGAAGAAAGAGCTATGTACCTGTTTAAGGAGTTGCTTACTCCACCTACTGTTAGAGAGGCTAAGAAGTGGCAGGATGCCCTTGAGGGTAAGGGTAAGTACGATGTGGGCGATCTAACTAAAAGAGCTTTTGGATTGCGTATAAACGCTGTAGACAATAAACAGCAAGCTAGGTTTAACATAATGGATTCTGTGAAGAACCTACAAGGAACCAAGAGAAAGTTTTACAGGGATTCAGAAAATCTTCAGGGTGCAGATTTACAAGCAGCTTATCAGAAGAGTAACGCACAGGCTAAACAAAGTTTTGATAAGATTGCCAGCCACTACAAGAACCTTCAGACATTGGGATTTAGTGAGAATGAAATCTTCACTATTATGAAGAAGGAAGCTGGGGTATCCTCCAAGGATTTGCTTAGAATCTCAAGTGGATTAGGGTATGAGAATTTTGAGGCTACAAAGGCTAAAAATATCAGAGAATTGTACGAGGATCTTGACCCTGAAATATCAAAGGATTCAGCAATCAAAGCTATTGAAGACCCTGAGATTAGAAGAAGACTAGAGAACTACCAAAAGGAACAGGAGTTCATCGAAAAGAAAAACATTAGCATCAAGGAAAGAACCCTTATGGGCCTTACCAATATAGAGAAGGTTCAATATCTAAAAAACAATAATGCTTCTAGGGGAGAAATAATAGACCTTTGGAAAAGGAAAGTTATTTCTGGCAAGGTAAGGGCTGAAGCTCTTAGGAACTCAAGGAGATAAAAAGGGCAGCAGGTTTTTACACCTACTGCCCTTGAGGATCTTCGAGAGCAAAAGAGATTATTACTGTAGTAATTAAGATTGATTTGTCAACTGCTTTATTAGTTCTCTGTACTTATCCTTTGTTTTCTGAAGCTTGGCCCTCTTGATCCTCTTCCTGTACTCCCTGATAACCTTATCTTTCTCTGTTCTGTGCTTAGGATGAGTAGGATTCTCTGAATAATTTTTACTCCAGTACTCAATTAGGGCTATCATAACGTCCTCATGAGAGGCTCCCAGAGGCCGTATAAATCGTTTGTAAGCATTCCATACCTTGCCCTCAAACGCATTGACTTCACGCTGTAGAACGCATCTGATGGCTCCTGAGG